AGTTCCTCGAAAATCGTACCCATGCCGTGGTTGTCCAGGCCGGGATGCTTGAGGATGGTTTTCTCTTCATCCTTATAAATCGGATTGGGACTGAGGTTAATATCCGAGGACACGAACTTTTCAATCACCGCACCGAGAATGTCCGCCTCAATCATGGTATCGATCTGATTGCGGAACTTGAACTTCTCCAGAATCTCCTGTACATTCGGAGAGAATCCGTCAAGATATGCTTCAAAATCCGTTTTCAAGGTCTGCTTTTTCGCACGGCTGGTAAGGTCACGCAGACGGAACGGCGATGCATTGCAAAAAGCCTGTCCTGCGGCATTGCACAGTGCCGGCCACTGGTTGTCAATACCTGCGGCGTCTAACTTTTCCTTCATTTCGAGCACAGCAGGCTTGGTATCTTCCAAAAGGGCGTCCAGACGACGGATAACCGTCATCGGCAGAATGACATCGCGGTATTTGCCGCGCACATAAATATCGCGCAGGCAGTCATCTGCGATGCCCCATATAAAACTTACTATTTGATTATGAACTTGATTGTCCATGTTCTAATTCCTTTCTTGCCTCATTTATGTTGGCTATCAAGCTACTTTTATCATACAACAAATACTGTCCCCTAAAACGGTCTTAATCTTCAGCTTTGCTATCATCGGCAGCGCCGCCGGAACGAATCCAATCATCCACCTCTGACAGCTTGAATTTCCACAGCTTACCCACTTTATAGGCTGGCATATTTCTTTTAGCGATCCACTGCAAAATGGTTTCTCTGCCAACGCCAAGGTATGCTTGGACTTCTTTCAATGTTGACCATTTTTCAATGTTCTCGTTACCCAATTTAGTTACCTCCAGATCTCTTAAATGTCTTGTTCTCTACTACAATCGTTACATTGAATGGGCTTGAATAGTTTGGGTAGCACTCTTTATTGTTTTTATCAACCATAACCCAATGACTTTCAAAAGCGTCCTCATCGCCACGGGCATCGAATTCAACCGACACAACAGCTCGTCCATTTGGAGCCGTATCCGGTATGTCAATTGACAGCTGCATGGCACATGGAGTGATAGAATCCTCGTTTATGCAGATAAGCCTTCGGCCCGTCCATGCGACCTTACCAGAGTTAAGTAGTTTCCATGTGTGGGTGAAGTGCTCGTAAAAATCAACGACATGTCGCCGGTCGGCAGATGCTGTTTCAATCCAGAAAGCATCTCCATCATAGAGCGGCTTATGGAATGACGGCTCGTCCGTTTCCGGCTGGGACAAATACTGCTGATAGTTCGTCGCTACGACATCAGCATCGGAATCCGGCTCGTGTATGATTATCTGAAGCTGGTCAGCGAGGGCTTTTGTCAAAGCCGAAGCATTTATATCTGCGTCCGTTGGGATCGTGAAGTAGTTCATCACGGTTCTGACGGACGCTTTTTTTATATGCTCCGACAGGTACTTCGCAAGACCGGTAGTATTTATCGGATTTGGAAAAGAGCTTCTGTGGTTCCTCGAAAGAAGCTTGCCGCCATTGAACAGTTTTACCCCGTAATTTGAGTTGCTATAGGCACCTTTCTTTGTAAAGGAGTAGCTACTGCCTGCAGCTTTAAAGACGTCAATTACAAACGCATCTTGATTTGGTACGCCTTCTGTAGAGTTGTATATACCCCTGCAAAAATGAGCGAAATCTATGCAAATCACCCCTTTCAGAAAAAGTCCTATCAAAAGTTCTGAAAGTCCTTTTTTCATGGTCCTTGCTCTTATAGGAAGTCCTTTTTCATCTCGGTATCTTATTAGTGGATGGCGGAGATGAGAGAGACTGAGCCGTCGGCCTGTGGACCTTAATATCTTACTATATCACACTCGAGACTAAAAATCAATAGCATTGGGCAATAACAGGCACAAACCGACACAAACTCACTTTCAAGCAATCGCCATTCAACAGAAGCCGCCTCTCAGCTCGTTCACCGGCCATGAACGATCCGGAGCTGAGTGGTCGGCAACATCAACAGCCTACTATCCGGATTAGGAAGCTGAACCTGACAAGGAGGGACAAGCAGTGACAAAGCGTGAACGTAACAACTGGATCGTGAACATTGAAAACACTGCTGCTGCCATCGAGTCTCAGTTGGGCTCAGCAGTAGTTGAATCTGTTTTCAAACGTTACGGCGCACACGGCACTTGGGACCTTAGCCCAAGCGACCTGCCTGAAGTCTTCAGCGAACTGTACGCCATTGAAGCGGATCTCGACTAACAGACCGTCCTGAGAATGACAGAAAACTGCTCACCGTCAGGCACCGCACCGACTGATCACCGGTGGCTCAACGGTGCTTGACGGCACAAGTAAATATCAACAGCTGCCTTTTGAGCGGGAAGCTGCAGACCGGAACGGAGAAATCTCCGTCGGGACTGTGGTTGGATTTCTACACCCATTTTGCAGCTGACCATGAAGGTTTCCTCCGTTCCAAGCAAATCGAACGGAGGAAATTTTCATGCAAAACAACGACAAGAAGTACTTTATCCCGGTCGACGGGACACCAATCGAGGTCAGCGAGAACGTTTACAGGGCTTATTATCAGCCCATCTGGAACACCCGCTACCATGCCCAACAGAACGGCGAGTGCCGCTACACCAAGGCCCAACTTTGGAAGTGTGACGGTGTTTGCCCCGGCTGCCCGTTCTACGCTGCCGGTAAGAAGGTTTCCATCGATACGCCTATCGGCGGCGAGGAAGACGAGCTTACCCTTGGCGACACGCTGGCCGACGACGCGCCGTCTGCGGAGTCCATCCTTATAGATAAGGAACTGCTCGACGCTCTATACGACGAGCTGAACCGCCTTGACCCGGACGGCAGACGCATCTGCGAGCTTATCATGCAGGGCAAGACGGAGCGTGAAATCGCTGCCGACATGGGCAAACGCCGGTCGACCATCAACTACCAGAAGAACAAGGTGTTCTCCATCCTGCGTGAAGCCCTGAAGGACTTCATCTAATACCCAACAAAGGCCGCCGTGGAAGCAATTCTGCGGCGGTCTAAAATTTTTCAGATTTTTTTCGTTCAAAACACCGGTTTCCCTCCAGTGGGTACTGAGGACAGCAAAACAACACAGGTCCTCAGAAAGGAGGAACCGCCAATGAGTGAGTCCAGACCCAACAAAGCCGTCACCGATGAAGAGCTCATCGGAGTGCTTACGGCAATCAGCGTAGTGTCAAGACGTCTGGCGAGGAAGCTGATCCAGCTGAACCAGACAAGCCAATCTCAGGAAGAAGGAAAACGTGATGAGCAAAATGAGCGAAATGGAAGCGACCATCAGGGAGTTGCGGGATATTGCATCTTCTATTAACGACATCGCCAAAGCGACGTGTGGCGGCCTACGCTCGTGTCAGCACAAACAACGAAGAACAGCTGACCAGCTATGAAGCGCAGGTCGATTACTACACCAACTACATTCAAGGACGGGACGATTGGGAGTTCGCCGGTGTCTATACCGACGAGGGTATCACCGGGCCGAACACCAAAAAGCGTGAGGGCTTCAAAAGCATGGTGGCCGACGCCCTCGCTGGGAAGATCGACCTGATCATCACAAAGTCGGTCAGCCGTTTTGCCAAAAACACGGTTGACAGCCTTACCACCATCTGCTCCCTGAAGGAACACAACGTGGAGTGCTATTTTAAGAAAGAAAACATCTGGGCCTTCGATGGCAAGGGCGAGCTGCTGCTCACGATCATGTCCTCGCTGGCACAGGAAGAGTCCAGATCCATTTCCGAGAACTGCACATGGGGCCAGCGGAAGCGTTTTGCAGACGGCAAGGTCACAGTCCCGTTCAATCGGTTTCTGGGCTACGACATGGGGCCTGACCACAACCTCGTGGTGAACCCGGAACAGGCCAAGCTGGTCAAACGCATCTATGGAATGTTCCTGCAAGGTCAGTCGCCGTTCCAGATTGCCCGGACGCTGACCGAAGAAGGCATTCCTTCACCCGGCGGCAAGGACCACTGGAACCCCAGCAACATCAAAAGCATCCTCACAAACGAGAAGTACAAGGGCGATGCGCTGTTACAGAAGACCTTCACAGTCGACTTCCTGACCAAGAAGAAAAAGGCCAATGAGGGCGAAATCCCGCAGTACTATGTCAAGGATAATCATGAGGCCATTATCGATCCAGAGACCTTCGAGATGGTGCAGACCTTGATGGCAACCCGCAAAAAGGGCCGGAACCGCAAGAGCTCGGTCAGCATCTTTTCCAGCAAGGTCAAGTGCGGCGACTGCGGCAGCTGGTACGGGCCGAAGGTCTGGCACAGCAACGATGCCTACCGCAAGGTCATCTGGCAGTGCAACCACAAATTCGACGGAGAGAAATGCGCCACTTCGACGCTCACCGAGGATGAAATAAAAGAACTGTTCCTCCGGGCCGCCAATCAGGTGATCGACCAGAAGGAACAGTTTATAGCCATATACGATCAGGTCCTTTCAAGAAGCCTCGACACCACGGCACTTGAGAGTGAGCTTTCGGATCTGGAAGCTGAAATCAACATCGCTGCCGAGCTCATCGAGGATTGCATCAAAGAAAACGCTCACGTTGCTCTCGATCAAGCTGAATACCAGAAACGGTACGACGGTCTGGTGTCTCGGTTCGATAAAGCCAATGCCAGACACACCGAGGTCACCGACCTGATTGCCGAGTGCATGGCACGAAAGCACCAGATCGAATCCTATCTGAAGGAACTGCGGAGCCGGGAGCCGCTGACGGAGTTCCGGAAAACAGACTGGCTGGCGATGGTGGATTACATCGCCGTTCACAGCAAGAACGACATCCGGGTGACCTTCAAGGATGACACCGAGATCAAGGCATAAGCCCATAGACGCAACAACGCCTCTGAACCACATCGGCTCGGAGGCGTTTTTGTTATACATTGATCTTTTTTATCTTGCCCATAGGGGTAGCAGCATCTTTATTGAACAGAACAACATTTTTCCCTTCTGAGAATACTGTGCTCGAATAAATGATACCCGCATATCCAAGAGATAAAAAGTATTGGGCCATGCACTGGAAAGGCGAATACATGAGTTCTTTGTCTTCAGTTTCCACAGAAACAAAAATCTGTTTTGATAGCAGCCTTGCATAAGTATAAGCTGCCCACCGTGTAAACTTCTCCTTAATATCGCTGACATCTGGCGTTTTGGCATATCCTTTACGCATAATGCCGTCTACAGCCTTCTTTACTTCACGGTTACGAATTTCATCGGCTGAATTCTCAAGTTGCCTGTTTAGATCTTCATATAGAACATCTTCTGCTATCGTGAGGTCAACAAGCATTTTTTCTGAATAATCCTCGTTAAGTTTGAACTGACACAAGCCGAACAGTTCACCTGCTACAGCTCGACATTCTTTTAAGGCGCAAGTCTCAGCAACGCACGGATCGCCTATGGCCAAATACAACCATTCTACTCCCGGAGGGCTAAACCGATTGTGCTTCGTTATATAGTCCTTGTTTGGTATAAATCTGCTATACGTTGGATCGGGATCAGCGGGACGAAGTCTTCCTGCTCTCATTAGAGTCGTGGGGCAGGCTAATATGCTTTCTGCTGATACATCAAAAAAAGGATGACAGTGTGAAAATAGATCATCAAAAACCTTTAAGAATGTAGTGTTTGCTTTTGCAGCATCAAGCTCGTTGTATGAAAAAACACCTGTGGCTAAAGCTGAACGAAAATCCGCCCATGTTTGCTGAATGGTTTCTTCACTTCTGGAAATGTCAGAGAATTCAAAAAGACTCATAGTTTTAAACCGTCTCCTTGTTCTGTGATTTTCGGCAGAATCTCAAGGAAGTGCTGACCGATCTTTTCTGCGTCATAGCCGTTGGCCTCGCAGATGAACCGGACGGCATCCGGCAGCAGGATGTGGTCCTTCGCTTTC